CGATCGTGATAACCGCCAGGATCGGTGACATGGCACCAGGATTCGTGCAGCTCTATGGCTATGCGGCACCCGTCGGGCCAGTAGCGGAGGTTGGTGGCGACTACCACATTGTACACAGTCTCGGATACCCATTGCTTCCAGGCCTGCACTGACTGATCCTGTTGCAGCACGAAGTCAAATCCACTTTCGTAAACACCTGGCTTGATGTGTTCGCTGACACCGCTGTGGTCGCGGGCCTGTCTCAGGCGGTCGCACACTGCCTTGAGCTCGGCCTGGTGTTGCTGATGCTGATGCCAGGTCACTTCAAACATGGGCACGGCCCATAGATCATATCTCTGCATTGGGATATTTAAACTAGAAATGACGACCCCGGTAGAAACCGGGGTCGTAATGGGCTGTCAGAAACTGATCAAGCCAGTTTCATTCCAACGTTGGTGACATCAGTACCGGTCGTGACAACTGCAGTCACAGTGCCGTCAGATGCAGTGATCTGCACGTTGCCAGCGGTGCTGCCGTTCTGGATGCCTCGGATCGCTGTCTGCAGATCAGCAGCGGTCCATGCATCTTGGGGATACAGGGCATAAGAGACCTGTCCCGAAGCGTCGGCTTCCACCTGATACTTGGCGATGGTGGCCTTGGTCTGGATGGTCTGGTTAATGATCTGCACGAGACCAGGATTGAACACCGTGCCGCCACCGGAGTAGTTGCCCAGCTGGGGACGCAGATCGATGGCCTGGTTGGAACCATTCTCTACTATGACCTTGAAAAAGTCCAGCTTGGGACCATCCATCTGCACCAGCGCGTCGCTGGTGATGGTACCGGTCTGGGGACCGTTGTTGACGTCTAGCGCGAATACTGGTTGCGCATCACCACTGAAACGATTGAATACAGCCATGATATTTCTCCTGTTAAGTGGGCCTTGGCCCTACAGTTATTTATGTCAACTGGCTAATTCTGGGTTGTTACGGGCGAAATTAGCCTGGCTGAACCGCATGCGATCCACGAACTTGAGTCCTTGCCCCACGTAGCCTTCGTGCCCAGGTTCGTCGTTGATGGCGGCCTGCACATCATGGGCTTGGCCGTCTAGCTGTCGCACGATGCTGTTTTTCAAGGAAGAGATCTCAAGGAATGCCTGGAACAGCGCGGCCACGGCCTGCCGGTTCTCTGTGGCCCACTCGAATATCCTGGGGGCTTTGGTGGGCTCCCGCTGCTGCACGAAGGTACCAAAATCGCGTATGAGATTATCATAGCTGCCGGATCGCACGCGGCTGTTGATGTATGTTTTCATCAAGGCCGGCAGCGTGCTGATCCGTCGGGCGCGCAACTCCGCAGGATCAAACAGCCGATCCATGGCCACACCATGTTGCTGTATCAGCCGCTGTGTATCAGCCAGCACCTTGGGATCTAACCGGATATCGCGTGGTTCTTTGAGACTGGGATCCATGATCAAGAGACCCGGGCTATCCGTCAAGGCAGCGGCTCTTATGGGCTGTGCTGCGGCGCCGGGTTCACTCAAAGCAGTGTGTATCACCACGGCGGCCTCGCTGGTGGCGATGCGCCTGCCGAGATCGGAATCCACTGGCACACGATAGGTCACGGTGTTGGGCGTGAATTCCCACACACCGTTCCTCTGTAGAGGACGCTGGCTGTAGAGGAGATCGCCCTGGATGTAGCCACGGAACGATTGCGGCACGGCCCGCCGTAACAAGGGGAACAGCTTCTTGTAAACTGCTATGAGTTCTCCGCGCTCACCACCACGGCGAGCCATGATCTGCTCGATTTGTTCGGGACTGGTGGCCAGTCCATCATAACCGCGCGCCAGGAAACCGGACTTGTCAGTGAGCACAAATTCTCCCCGGGGGTTGCGGCCAAACACTATGGCGGGCTTGCCGTCCCATTTCACCGTGACCGAGCCAGGATCCTGCGCCAGAGCCAGGATGCTGTCCAGGGCGCGCCGCAGTCCCACACTAGGACGCTGTTCAAAAGCGAGGTCTTCGGGATGTTCTATCCTCACGCCTTCCATGATGGGCACCATGCCCTGGTTCGCGATCCTGTCGCGCAATCGTGCCATGAATGATACTTCGTTATACTCGGTATATGTCGCTACATTTTCATCCAGGGGTGTACCTGCGCGCTGCATGTGATCGCGGAAGTCTGCCAGCTTGGCTTCTCGCTGTGGATCATTTTTCAGTGCTGCCATGATGCGTTCCACAGAGTAAAGATCTCGTACACTGGCACGGGGATTTAACAGTAACGGTGCCACTTTATCAGGGTCATCTGTGATGATCTGGTTGGTAACACGGTCAGCTATACCGTCGTTTTGATTGAGCTTGTAGCCCAGACTCTTGGCCATGCTGTTTATCAGGATATTACGACTGGCACCTTTGAAGGCCGAGCTAGGATCACTTTGCAGAACAAATTGATTCCACCGGGGTTTATGAGTAAACATGAAGTCAGTTTGAACAAACCCATTCTGTGGATTTCCTCGTATGGCTGTGAAAAAATGTACCGAGATACCGCTCTTGCGTATGTACTTTTCCGGCTGTACCTGATTTTGTGCGGACCAGGCTCGCAGTTTGGCCACTAATTCCTCTTTGGAGATCTCTCCTGTATCGACCTGGAGATCGAGATCACCCGAAGTAGGCTTGCGGCCGGTGCTGCCCAACCAACGAGCAGGTAGTCCATCTTCGGGATTTTTTTCTGTAGTAAAATCTAGTCCCGTTATCTTTTCCAACCATTGCACAGTAGGCATGACATCTGGTTGATTGATTCGTTGAGTTAGTGGAACCCCTTGCTCGTCCTTAAATACATTGCCGCCTTCAGTTAGCATCTGCGCGCCTCACGGTCCTGGTGAATTTCGTGGGATCTCGATCGCGTATGGCGTTGAGTAATTTGCGCGTGAGATTTTCCGCTTGCTCGGCGGTGAAATCCTGCTCGATCTGTTCGATGAGCCGGATGGCCGAGGCGATGACGTTGGAAGCGCGGCTCTCGATCACATATCTCCGGTCCCGATCACGATATCGGTCGTCATATATGGTATCAAGCTCTTCTAGTATGCTGCGTGTCTTTTTTTGCATGGGTGTACCTTTTGAATATTTATTAGAGACCTTGTCAATACAGCATGTAAATACCAACTCAGGCATACAAAAAGGCACAGTTAATGGCAAACGAACTAGAACAGATTCAAGCATTGTTGGCAGAATTCCGTAGACCTTGTCCCCCAGATCAAGAATATCAAGATCGATTGGCTGAAGAATTTGGCATAATCATCGATCAAAAGTTCACGGATTATTTCCTCAAGATCCGCAGGATCTTAGATCTCAACCGGGACATACCACACATGACACGCGGATCAGCAGGTTCCAGTCTGGTGTGTTATCTCATGGCCATTACTGATGTGGATCCCATAGAGTGGCGTATCTCTTTGGCACGTTTTCTCAATCCTTTCCGCGATGACTTGCCCGACGTGGACATAGATGTTCCACACCATCAGCAGGAGCGAGCCATGCAGAGGATATTTGATGCCTGGCCCGGACGCGCTGCCCGTATATCCAACTACGTGATGTACAAAGAGCGTTCGGCACGCAGAGAAGCAGCCAAAAGACTGGGCGCAAAAGGTCGCTTGCCGCGTGATATCGACTATGAAAAACTGGGTGTGGATGTGGCAGAAGCCCAGAGGATAGAGCAGAAACTCATAGGTAAGAAACGCTGCCTATCAAAATACTGCGGTGGTGTGATAGTGTTTGATAGGAAGTTACCTCAGAGCCTGTTCCGCGAGGACAATCTCATCTTGCTGGACAAGAACGAAGTGGAAGATCTTGAGCACCTCAAGGTGGATATCCTGGCCAATCGCGGACTCAGTCAGCTCATGGAGATCGACAATTCTCGCATGATCCATGAATATCCCAAGACCGATGATCGCACTGCGGACCTCCTGCAACGGGGTGATGTGTTGGGTGTCACCCAAGGTGAATCACCGGCCATGCGTCGCCTGTTCCGTGCTATCCGTCCCACATCAGTGGAGGACTGTGTGTTTGCCACGGCCTTGGTGCGCCCAGTGGCAGTGGAAGGCCGTAAAAAAGCCAGCTTCTTCCACGACTGGACAAAAACATCCGTGCAAGAATCAGCTATAGTATGCGAAGATGATGCCATAGAACGCATCATGAAATTGATAGGTGTCAACGCTTACGAGGCCGACATGTACCGACGAGCTTTCGCCCGGCGCAACGAAGAGAAAGTCATGGAGTTCATGGCCCGATTAGGAGATCATCCCCAGCGCGATGACATACGGCGGGAAATGCAGAGTCTCTCGGGATTTGGTTTGTGTCGGGCGCATGCCGTGAATCTCGGTAGATTGATCTGGGCTTTGGCCTGGCAAAAAACGCACAATCCGCAGGAATTCTGGCGCGCGACCTTGAAACACTGCCAAGGTAGTTATGCCCGTTGGGTCTATCGCAACGAAGCCAAGAGGGCAGGCTGGGACCTACGTGATCTTGGATTCGCGAACTGGATCATGGAAGATCCTGTAAAGAGTTTTCTCGAACATGACTGCTGGAATTCACCAGGATTCTTGCCCCATATGGGCCTACGCAATCTCTACCTGGATCGTTACGAATTTGCCGGCATCGTGGCCAACAGCCGTGTGTTCCGTCGGGAAAAAAATCATTATATCCATTTCATCACCCTGGGTGTGGGCGAAGGAGAATATGTGGATCTCATCGTTGACAATCCCATAAAGTATGGATCGGGATCAGTGGTAGTGGGACAAGGCGAACGAACCAGCAGGGACGGTAGCGATTTCCTACGGTGTCATAGGACCAATGTACGGGCTTTGCCCATTGATCAGTATCTTAACCTTGCTTGATTTTGCTCAATAGTTGTCGGAGCTTGGCACTCTGTAAGTCGGCTGATATTTTGCCCGGTTCATCAGCCACAGTGGCATTGACTTCTTCGTCGCTCAAGGTGCTCTTGGCTTTGATGCTTTCGTATATGGTTGGCGCACGCTTCTTGAATTCTTGATATTCCTCGTCGGTAACCAGGTCTCGTATCCTCAGGCTCTCGACATCAAACTCCAGCTCTACCTTCTGCCCCACGCCCGAGCTTGATCTGGTTTTCATGAGCTGCAACTGATAGCGTCCCCGCTCCCGCATGGCCCGCGATGTGAAGATGCCAAACACGTTGTCCGCGGTGTTGATCTTTGATATGCCACCGGATATGTGGCTGTGATCAAACTCGATCTCTTCCACGGCCGAACGGTTCAGCTGAGAAGCTGTCACGAACAAGATGTTGAGCTCTTTGGCCAGGTTGCGCAGTTCTTCGCTCACGTACTTGTCCTTGACATAGAGATCATTGGGCGAAACCTTGGCGCTGACGGGCATCAGGAGATCTAGATAATCCACGCACAGGAAGTCCGCACGCAATCCGGTCTGTATCTGCAGTTCTTTGATGTAGGCTCGGATGTCGTTCACTGTGCTCTGAGCCGGCATGTACTTGATACGCAACTGCCCAGATTTCTTGGCCATCATGCGCACTTTCATCTCCACGGTGTCGAGATCCCGGAAGATGTCCCGGGCCGCGGTGTTGGTCATCATGCTGTCTATGCGATAGCTGCACAGCCCCTCTGAAAGTTCCAGCGTGATGTAGGCACCACTCAAGCCGGCTTGGCACCAATTCACTGCGAGGTTCTGCATGAACAGGCTCTTGCCTGATCCGGACACTCCGGTGAATATCTGCAGTTCACCGCGATTGAACCCACCATACAACAGTTTATCTAGCGCCGGCCAGCCCGTGGAATTCTGTCCGTTGTTGCTTTTCAGGGCCATGAGTCTGGCCCTGGGATCCGCGAAATAGTCTGTGCCCATGTCTCGGGTCAACGAGATCTGCACCGCATCCTTGATGAGCTTTTCCACGGGATCATAATCGCCTTTCTCGATGAGATCCGCTGATTTCAGGATCGCGCGCTCCAGTTCCTGGCGGCGTGTGAACGCTTCGAATTCGGACAAGAACCAATCAAAATGGCCCTCGTTGAGATCGGGCATGCTTTCCAGGCGCACGCCAGTGGTGGCCGAGATCTGCGCGCGATCCGGCATAGTGTTGTGCTGATCACAGTGTTGTCGGATGAACTCCGCCGCGGGCCGCAGGCCACGATCGAAGTTTTCGGGATTGAAGATGTTTTGCACGCGGACGTAACTGGTGGCGTCCTCCAGCATCATCTCCAGGAACAGTCGCTGCACGGCGGAATCATAATTGGTTAGCAAGGCGTTTCTTTCTCAGTTGTATCTTGATGCGGCTGGTTTCGCGTGCCTGGAATATCTGCAGCAAGGTCGCCGTGCGTCCCCAGCGCCGCACCGCGTCGTTCACATCTTTGACATCGCTCGGCCAATCGGGCACGCTCACCGCCCAGCCCAGTTCCTGGGCCCGATCTACCAGTTTGAGCCCCGCTGCATCCTGATCTGGCACCACCGTGACTGCTCGATCCAGACCGCGTATGAGCCGCGCCTGCGCATCAGACACGTCGGCGTGCAGCACCGCTAGTGCTGAGATGCTGAGGGCATCAAACACTCCTTCCACCACGATCACGTGTTGCCAGTGGGGTCGTTGTAGATCGGTACCAAACACGAACCCCGGCTGCATGTCATGTATGTATCGGGGATTGCGATCATCGAAATATCTGCGAGCATGCCCCACGATGCGACCATCATACACGAAAGGTATGATCACTCCTGGACGGCGCGTGAACTTGTCATCGGGCGAGCCAATGATGGCACCCATGGGATAGTCCTCAGGCACGCATCGATCTCTCAGATATCGCCAGTGCGTGGGAAAATTCTCGTCGATCACCGCGAAGTCTTCTGGCAGATCTCGATCTTCAAACGTGATGCCCTGCATCGCGTTAGCGGTACGCTGCCGATCCTCCAAGATGCCCTGCATGCCGCGCTGCCGCAGGCTCTCGAAACTGAGGCGCTCGATCTCTTCTTGAGGCACTGACAACCAAGACAGCAGCTGGCGCGCGCGGAAAGTCAGGGCGCGGCCCAGCACGAAACTGGCCGTGAAGCCGCAGTTGAAACAATTCCAGGTCCAGCCCTGCGGGGTGATCTTGATGCCACCTCGCTGCCGGCGATCCGCGCTTTCGCCGCGATGCGCGCAGCAGGGCGCGTTCACGGAGATCCAGCCTTGCTGAGTCTTCCGGCGGCGTTGGGGGAGATAATGGGTGATGTCCAGCATCACTGCTAGTCTAACACATCACTCAAGAGAAATCAACGATAAAGGATCTGCTCGATCTCGCCGCTGTCGCGGTCCAGTTCTAACCTGAGATAAGGATGGTATCCCTCTACGTTGACGCCGATCCTGCGCGCTGGGATCAGAGCGATATTGGCCACGGTGTTACCGGTGTCAAGATTTTGGATGTCCACATCATACCATTCGGCGTCAGTGTCGGCCGATGCCGATGCCCCTTCCACCGTGAGATTGCCCACAAAATCCCCGGTGTCGATCTGGAAAGTGGTGAGACGGGCCCCGTTGGTGGTGAGGGTGCTGGAATAATACACATTGCCTTCGGGGGCCTGGGCACCTATGGTGAGTTCGGCGCTGGCCACGAAAGCCGGCAGCACCGAATCCACGATGTCTATCACGCCGCGCGCGCCGGCATAATCATCAGTGAACACCGCTTGATCTAGATCACCGCGGCTGATCTCCAGGCTCCAACCGGCGGGCTGTGCCTGCAGCGCCAGGGTGTCTGCGGCGGGTATGGTGACTTTGGCGCGCCCCAGGGCATCGCTGAGACTAACCAGTTCTCGGGCGTACAGCAGGTTCTCCCCGTTCTGGCTGATGATGCGGAACGTGAACGTGGCCGCAGAGATGTTGACTGGTTTCTGATCCTGGTTCTGGAACTGGAACAGGATCACGTTGTCCACACCGAGATTGAGTTTTAGGTTTTTAGCATACACTGGACGCCATCTCCGATCGAAAACTGGTCCCACGCCCGTGATGTCTATCAAAAGCACGGACTGGATCTGCTGATATAAATAGGCAGTTGTTGAAAACATGGAATTCCTCCCTGCTATTTATGGATGACACGATGCTGAAGATCCTGGATGACCGTTACCCGTTCCTGACGCTGATGTCATACGCCGGCATGGAATACGTGGGAGTGGTCCAGAACCGCGATGACAGCGTGACCACCCTGTACGATTTCGGCGCCCTGACGGACCGTGATCGCAAAAAATCTTTCCTGGAACTGGCCGCTGCTTGGTGGTGGGAGAGCAATCGCAGCGTGCCCATAAACATCTTCCTGGGCGAGGAATGGCTGCAATTCCGTGACCTGCGCCGTACGTTCAGCAATCGAGATCTCGTGATCATACACGGCCCCGCTTGCTCACTGCGAGACATCGCCCA